AATAAATTAACTTAACCAACAAAGGAGATCCCAATGACCGAGAAAAAAACACAAGTCATTACGATTAACGACAAAGAGTATAATGCTGATGATTTAACCAATGAACAAAAGCTAATGGTAAACCACTGCACAGACTTAGATAGAAAAATGGCCTCTGCTCAGTTCAACTTAGATCAATTGAAAGTAGGAAAAGATGCATTTGTAAATATGCTCACAGCCTCATTGGATGCTACTACTGAAGATGATAATGCTGAAGATGCAGAGGTTGTAAACTAAATAAGGAAAAGACCATGTCCAGAGAAAATCAACCAAAAACCCCACTACCCAAACATGAACCAAAAACCCCTCTAGGCAGATTTATGTGGTTTATAAATGAGTCGTGATCTAGCTACAGATATAATTACAGCACTTGATGACGATGTTATTTATCCATTCTTTGCAATAGAATTATTATTTGATGGTGATAATACATTAAGACTTTGGACAGGTCTTGGAACTCTCACTCATGACAGTCAAGATTGGGTGGGTACAGGAACTTTACTCAACATCAGTACAGTTGAAGAAGCATCTGAAATTGCAGTAAAAGGTGCAACTGTTACATTAAGTGGAATACCTTCATCTGTTATTTCACTGGCATTATCTCAGCCGTATCAAGGCAGAGTGTGTAATCTTTATTTCGGTATGTTTACAGTTGATAGATTACTTCAACAAAGTGATGATTACATTTTATTACAAACAGGCTCAAAGATTTTACTTGATACAGATCAAACATCAATATCTAATATATTCTCAGGCTATATGGATCAGATGAACATATTAGAAACGCCATCAACATCAACAATAGAGTTAGTGGTTGAGAATAGATTAATAGATTTACAACGAGCAAGAATAGCTCGATTTACATCAGAATATCAAAAATCAATTTATCCAACAGATTTAGGGTTGGATTTTGTAGAGGATTTGCAAGACAAGGATATTTCATGGGGGAGGAGTAGTGGCTCTTGAGTTTAAACAAGAGTTTATTAATAACGTAAAACCAGAGATAGTTAATTTAATTAATTTGCACTGGGAAGAAATAGCATTAAATAAAGATGTTATAAAGTTAAATCCAGATTGGAATACTTATTATGATTTAGAAGACAATAACAAATTGAAGATATTTACTGCACGTTTTGATGATGCGTTAATTGGATATTTTATTGTTATTATTAGTGTACATTTGCATTATAAGGATCATTTATTTGCTACAAATGATATTTTATATATGCATCCAGATCACAGAAAAGGTTTTGCTGGAATTAAATTAATAAAGTATGCTGAACGATGTATAAAAGAAGATGGTATTTCAGTTATGACTATAAATGTAAAAGAACATAAATCTTTTGGTGTAATATTAGAAAGATTAGATTATACTCCAGTAGAAACAGTTTATTCTAAAGCATTAATAAGGGAAAATAATTAATGGCTGTTAGTATTGGAGTAGCGGCATTTTCAGCAGGTGCATCAACTTTTGCAGTGGGTTTTGCTGGGTTTCAAGCGGCTTTTGCGGCTAATCTGGCATTAGGATTAGCCTTAAGAGCTTTAACTCCAAAACCTCCAAAATCAGGAGCTAATTTAGGTTATCAAATAAATGCAAAAGGGTCTGCTTTAGATCATCAAATTATATATGGAAAGATGAGGGTCGGTGGGGTTATTGTATTTGATGAGGCCACAGGCAATAACAATAAATTCCTTCATAGAATTATTGCTTATGCTGGACATGAGATACAAGAGTTTAATGAAATATATATTAACGATGAAGTAATAACTTTAGATGGGTCGGGTAATGTAACGTCACCATCTAGGTATAACGGCTTTATTAGAATCAATAAACATTTAGGAACAAGTGGCCAAGCGGCTGACAGCGACTTAGTAAGTGAGTCTACTAAATGGACATTAGAACACAAATTAAGTGGTTTAGCTTATTTATATATTAGATTGAAGTTTGATGCTGATGTATTTCCTAATGGTGTTCCTAATATAACAACCACTATAAAAGGTAAGAAAGTTTACGACCCTAGAGATAGCTCAACAGCATGGTCGGATAATCCAGCATTATGTATAAGAGATTATTTAACATCCAGTTATGGTCTAGCTGAAAACGTAGCAAATGTAGATGATGCATTGGTAATAACAGCGGCTAATATTTGTGATCAAACTAATACATTAGCATCTACTACTCGATATACTTGTAATGGAGCGTTTGTTACTAGCATCACTCCATTAGATTTCTTAAATGATATAATTACTTCATTTGGTGGTATGCTTTGGTATTCTCAAGGCAAGTGGAGAATGAAACCAGCATATTTTACAAGTGTTCAGTTAGCTTTAACCGATGATGATTTACGCTCTAATATTAAAATAAGCACAAGACATTCTCGCAGAGATAACTTTAATAAAGTAAAAGGTACATTCAGAGGTGCTGAAAGTAACTGGCAAGTTACAGATTATCCTGCAATTACAAACACAGCATTTTTATTAGCTGATAATAATCAAGATAGTACAATAGATTTTGATTTACCTTTTACAGATAATTCTATTGAAGCTAGAAGAATTGCGTTGATAGCATTAGAGCGAAACAGACAGCAAATAACTGTAAACGCTAGTTTTGGGATGCGAGCGTTTAAAGTGCAAGTAGGAGATACGGTTAGTTTAACAAATGTTAGATTTGGCTGGACAGCAAAGACATTTGAAGTTGTTAGTTGGAATTTTGGTTTACGTGATGATCTTGATTTACAAATAGAGATTACTCTAAGAGAAATTTCTAGTAGTGTATTTGATGAAGTAAGTGATGGCGTGGTTTATGAAAATGATAATACAAATCTATTATCTCCATTCGATGTACCTTCTGTTGGTGTTTCTGCTGAAGCGGTTGCAAGAGTATTATCAGAAAAGTTAGTTAATCAGTTAGAAGTCACAATTACAGCAGGGGCGGCAGAACGAATTGATTTAGTTGAAGTGCAATATAAAGCTGATGCAGATACGATTTACAATTCTATGGGAACTGGAGAACTAGGTAAATTTATTGTCGTTGATTTGGCAAGAGGTATTTATGATATACGAGCAAGAGCTATTAATACTTTTGGTATTAAAGGTGATTTTGAATATTTACCAAATTTTACTGTTGATGCTTTATCAGCTCCCCCAGCAAATGTTACAAACTTTGTTCATGAATTATCAAGTGGGACTTTGTTTTTATCGTGGACTCCAGTAGCAGATTTAGATTTATCGTATTACAGAATACGACATTACTCACAAACCTCCAGTGGAACGTGGGCAAATTCATCAACAATAATTAATAAAGTTGGAAGACCAGCAACAAATGCAACTCTTCCAGCAAGATCAGGTATGTATTTTATTAAAGCATTTGATAAAGGTTTAAATGAAAGTGTTACTGCAACAAGTTTAGTAATACAGCCTACTGAATTGCCACCTGTAGGTACAACATCAACTTTAACAGAAAATCCTAGTTTTGCTGGTAGTAAAACAAATGTTGTTATTGATACAACACCTAACCCTGATGAGCTAATAATTAGCAATATTTCTGGAGCAAATCCGTCAGGAACGTATAATTTTGCAAATTATATAGATACATCCAGTTCAAGAACTGCTAGAATAACTGGAATAACAGTTTTTAGTCGGCATCAACCAACTGCTGGAACGTGGGATAATATAGTAGGAGACTGGGATACATGGCCTGATAATTTTGATGGCTGGACTGATGAGCAAGCCGCATTTAATGATACTAATGTAGAAGTTTATGTTGCGGCAACACCAGACGATCCAGCTTCTAGTCCAACGTATGGACCATTTACTTTAGCAAATGGAGCGGATGTTGTTGGGAGAGCGTTTAAATTTAAAGCAGAATTAACAAGTACAAATACAAATGTCAGTCCGTCAATAAGTTTATTAAAAGCAACAGTGGAATTCTAAAATGAGTCAAAATGATTACACAATAGCAAATCAATCAGCGTCAAACGCTAGAGCAGACATTAATAATGCATTACAAGCATTAGCAAGTTGTTCATCTGGATCATCAGCACCAAGCACAACCTATGCAAATATGTTATGGTACGATACAAACACAAACATTCTTAAAATGAGGTCAGAAGCTGACGATGCTTGGATCTCATTAAATTATTTAAATCAATCAGCAAACACAAACAATATTTTAGATAATACTCAAGTAGTTAATACAGGTGGGACTCAAACTGGTTTATTAGGTGACCAAGCTCAAAATGTTTGGACTGCTGGATCAGGTACGACTGAAAGTTTAATTTCACCAGCTAAACTAAAAGGTGTATTAGATTCGCCAGCTAAAAGTTTAGCGTCAAATGGATATCAGAAATTTGCAAGTGGTTTAGTTATACAATGGGGAAGTGCTACTTGTGGGAGAGATTCAAGCACGACTGTAAGTCTGCCCTATACGTTCCCTAATGCGTGTCTCCAAGCCACTGCTACTTATGGAGCCCAAGCAAATACTTCTTCTACTGATGACGCTATGGTATCAATTCACACGTTAACAACCACGACCGTTAAGATTGGGATTGGAGCTATTCAAGAGAGTTCACTATTATGTAGATTTATAGCGATTGGACATTAAAATGAGCAATGTAAGATTAGAAAAAATAGAATGGACATTAGAAAGACACGATGTATTGATACAAACCTCAATAAAAAGTCTTGCAAGTATAAATGCAAATTTACAGCAGATGAAATGGTTTGGTATTGGTGCGGTTGTTGTGGTAGTTGCAAACCAATTTGGATTGTCAACATTTCTAAAATTAATAGGTATTTAACAAGGAGTAATAAATATGAGTTGGATTATAGATAGATTAAAGGAAAGTTCCACATGGGGTGGAATAGGTATTATATTAATAGGACTTGGTGTACTTTTCTCAGGTGAGCTTATTTTTATAGGTCTTGGATGTGGTGTGCTTGGAATGATTATAAAAGAAGATAAGTAATTATGTGTTATGTATAAAAACTATGTTATTTTTCTTATATTGGCAGTGTTTTTATCTGGCTGTGAGAATTTGAATTGCAAAGTTCTTACTTTAGATAACTTTTGTTCATGGGGAGGAAAATGAGAGTTAAGAAGAAAACTGCTTTAATCTGTTTTATTATAGCATTTATTATGGTTGGTTACTTGTTTTATGCGTCTATAACGAGTGCAGAGACAATAGTAACAGATAACACAACAGACTCTACAGTAAACTCGACAACAAACTCAACTATAAAATCTCCTCCACCATCTGCTATTTCACCCTCAATTAGTACATCTAATACTGATTTATGTACGGTAGGAGTTGCTGGTGCAGTTCAAACGCAAATACTAGGTATTAGTGCTGGAAAGACATTTACAGAGCCTAATTGCGTTCTATTAAAAAAGGCTAAAGTAATGTTTGATATGGGGATGAAAGTTTCAGCGGTTAGCATAATGTGTACCGATAAAACGATATGGCAAAGCATGAAAGATGCTGGAACGCC